GTCGTTTTTTTCTTCCCCTGACCCGATCGACTGATGCCTAGAACCAGCCCCGAAGAACGCGCCGCCTCGTTTTACCGGGCCGGCAAAAAGCCGATTGAGGCGCCGCGGGTATTATCGACCCGCGCCAAGAACATTTGGCGGCAAATTGTGACGGCAAAGCCTGTCGATTGGTTCGACGCCAGTATGGTGGGGTTGCTGGCCGATCATTGCGAGACGCAGTGCCGGTTAGAGGAGGTTTGGGCGAGGTTGCGCCGGTATCCGGTGGGATCGCGCGAGGGCCGCGAGCTCCTGGTGGATCTGCGCACGTTGCGCGGCAACTACGCGGTGTCGTCGAAGCTGTTGCGGCTGACGGTGCAGGCTGCGGTTGAGCGGCGCTCGACGATGGCGGGCGAGGCGGCGGGCGATAATCGCGCCGATGAACTGGTCGGCGGCGCCGCCGTCAGGCCGATCCGCATGGTGGGATGAGCGAGCGCGGCGACTACCGCAGCGACCGCATTATCCGCTTCATCGAGAAATACCTTGTGACGCCCGAAGGCGCGCGTGTCGGCCAGCCGATCGTGTTGCGCGAGTGGCAGCGGGAGATCATCCGGCAGATTTACGACACGCCGACCCGGCAGGCGATTGTCAGCATGGCCCGCAAGAACGGCAAGACGGCCCTGATTGCCATGCTGGTGATTGCGCACGTCGTTGGGCCGGAAGCAGAGCGGAACGCGCAGATATTCAGTTCGGCGCAATCCCGGCACCAGGCAGGCATCGTCTACGATTTGGCGGCCAAGATGGTGCGGATGTCGCCCGAACTGAGCGACCCGAACATGATCGTGGCGCGGGAGAGCGCGAAGGAGCTTTTCTCGCCGCTGACCGGGGCTCGCTACAAGGCGCTGGCGGCCGAGGCCAGCACGACTTATGGGTTCAGCCCGGCTCTGGTCATTCACGACGAACTGGGTCAGGTGCGCGGGCCGCGCAGCGAGCTTTACGACGCGCTGGAGACGGCGATGGGGGCGCACCCGCACCCGCTGTCGATCGTGATCAGCACGCAGGCGCCGACGAGTGCCGATCTGCTGTCGCAACTGATCGACTACGCGCAGACGGCGGCCGACCCGACGATGAAGCTGGTGCTGTTCGACGCACCGGAGGACGCGCCGATGGACGACCCGGCGACTTGGCGGCTGGCGAACCCGGCGCTCGATGATTTTCTCAACATGGCCGAAATCGCCAAGCTCGCCGAGAAGGCGATGGCGATGCCGAGCTTTGAGAGCACCTTCCGCAACCTGCATTTGAACCAGCGCGTCTCGGCGCTGTCGCAACTGTTTTCGCAATCGGTATGGCAGCAGAATGGCGGTGAGCCGGATCTGGATGCGTTTGGCGCTGGCCCGGTTTACGGCGGCCTCGATCTGTCGTCGCGGCAGGATCTCACCGCGCTGGTGCTGGTGGCCGAGGGGCCGAGCGGCACCTGGAACGTCTGGCCGCATTTCTGGACGCCCGCCGATACGCTTAGAGAACGGGCACAGCGGGACCGGGCGCCGTATGATCTCTGGGTGCGGAATGGATTGATCACCGCGGTGCCGGGCGTCACGATCGATTACGGGTTCGTGGCGCAGCGGCTGGCCGAGATCAAACAACACTGCACCATCCGCTCGATCCAGTTCGACCGCTGGCGGGTCGGCGAGCTTAAGGCTGCGATGGTCGGGATGGGGGTGAATGTGCCGCTCGACGAATGCGGACAGGGCTACCGAGACATGGCGCCGGCACTCGACGCGCTGGAGACGGTGGCACTACAGCACCGGCTGCGGCACGGCATGCACCCGGTGCTGACCATGTGTGCCGCCAACGCCACCGTGGTCACCGACCCGGCCGGCAACCGCAAGCTGGAGAAAGCAAAATCCAGCGGGCGGATCGACGGCATGCAGGCGCTGGCGATGGCGATGAAGGCCGCCACCGCGAACACCACCCGGCCGTTTAACGTCCGCGCCCTGATCGGATAAGACAATGGAATTGCGTGTTAAACAAACCGCGGCGCCACCGCCCGCGGCGAACCCGCTTGAGTTCGTCATGAGCGACGGCAGCGTCGACCGCATGGGCGACGTGATCGAGCCGGACGGCTGGCGGCTGGATAATTTCCAGCGCAATCCCGTGGCGCTGTTCGGCCACAACGCCAGCTTCCCGATCGGCAAGTGGCACGATGTCGGCGTGCGCGGCGGCCAACTTACTGGCCGGCTGGAATTGCTCGATCCGGTTTCCGACCGGATGCGGGAGATCCACGCCGCGGTGGCCGGCGGCGTCTTGCGTGCCGTCTCGGTCGGGTTCCATTCCGACAGCGTCGAGCCGCTGAAATCGGGCGGCATCCGTTTTATCGAGGCCGAGCTGGTCGAGTGCTCGCTGGTCTCGGTTCCCGCCAACCCGAACGCATTGGCGATCGCCAAGTCGCTCGGCATCTCCCGCGAGGGGCAGCAACTGATCTTCGGCGTGTCAGCCGATAAGGATCAGCCAACGCCACCGCGGCCCATCGGCGTGCCAGCCGGAGCAGACACTCTTTTCCGAAAGCACAAACCGATGAACCAGTTATCCGAACGCATCCAAAACGCGCAGGGCGAAATCACCGCTTATCGCGACCAACTGTCGGTGCTCGATCCCGACGATCTGACCAAGTCGGCCGAGCTTACCGACCGAATCGAGATGGTGCAGAACCAGCTCGGCATCTGGGAGCGGGCCGAAAAGGCGCTCGGCAATCTCAGCGAGCCGACGGCAATAGCCTCGCCGCGGGTCGCCTACAATCCCCCGGCAGCAGCTGCCGGGCCGAAGCTGTGGGCGCAGCCGAAGAAGCAGGAGGAGCCGGGCTATCTGATGCTGCGGCACATGACCACCAAGGTGGTGGCGTATTGCAAAAAGATCTCCTTGGCCGAAGCGCTTCACGAACGCTACGGCAACTATCCCGATTTTGAACCGACCAAAGCGGTGCACGAGTGGTTTAGCCGCGCCGCCACCGCACCAGCGACCCTGACCGGGTCCGGCTGGGCCGACACATTGGCGACCACGACCTACGGCGAGTTCCTCGATCTGCTCTATCCGGGCTCGATCTATGGGCCGCTGTCGTCGCGCGGCTTCCGGGCAACGCTCGGCCGCTTTGCCGTGCTCAGCATGCCGACCCGAAGCGTTACCGCGAGCGTGGCGGGCTCGTTCGTCGCCGAAGGTGCGCCGATTCCGGTACGCCAGGCCGCTTTTGTCCCGGTCACCATCGGCTTGAAGAAAATGGCGGTGATCTCGTCCTACACCCGCGAGATCGCCGAGCACTCGAACCCGCAGATCGAAGGTATCCTCCGGTCGCTGATCGCCGAGGACACCTCGATCGCCATCGACACTATCCTGGTCGATGCCAATCCCGCGACCTCGGTGCGGCCCGCCGGGTTGCGCAATGGCGTCGCCGGGCTGACGCCGACTGCCGGCGGCGGTTTCACCGCGCTGGTGGGCGACATCAAGCAGATGGTCGCGGTGCTGGCGAGTGCCAACAGCCTGCGCACCCCGGTTTGGATCATGAACCCGGCGCAGGCGAACTCGATCGGATTGACCGCGACCGCGAACGGCGTCTTTCCGTTCAAGCAGGAAATTGACGGGAACATGCTGCAAGGCTATCCGGTGATCGTCTCGTCGACGTGCCCTGCCACCACCGTGATCCTGCTCGATGCCGCCGATTTCATGTCGGTCAGCGGTGACGAGCCGCGGTTCGAGGTGTCCGATCAGGCGACACTGCACTTCGAGGACACCACGCCGCTGCAATTGGTCACTGGAGCGCAAGGATCGGGCGTCGTCGCATCACCGTCGCGGTCGATGTTCCAGACCGACTCGCTGGCGCTGCGGATGATCCTGCCGATGAACTGGGCGATGCGGCGCACCGGGGTCATCGCCTGGATCACGGCGGTCACTTGGTAGCACGGCGGTACGCATGGCGGATTCCGGCGCGGTGGTTGCTGCGCCGGATCGTCACCAAAGGAGGGGATGATGCCGAAAGAGGCGAAAGAGGACGACCTGACGCCGTATCCGAGCCAGGAGCAGGCGAACGAGATGGTGCTGGCGGTAGCCGGCCGGGCGATCGGCCTGGGCGAGCCGAGGATCGTCGCCCGCGACGGCGACGACCTCACCCCGGTGATGACACAGGCGCAAAATGACGTTGCATTGCTGATCGCCAGCGGCCCGCCGCCGGGATCGCAACCGCCGATCAACAAAGACGTGCCGTTTGTCGATGGCAGCGCCACGGTCGGCGGTACGCTCAACTGCACGATGGGAAACTGGCTCGGCGAACCGACCAGTTATAGCTACGCTTGGAGCGCAGCCGGCGCCACCGACGCGGCCACATACGTGGTGCAGGCCGCCGATGCCGGCACCTCGATAAGCTGCGTGGTGACCGCAACCAATGCCAACGGCTCGACTGCCGCGCCGCCATCGAATGCCGTCGCCATCAATGGCACCTCCGGCACTCAGGCAGCCCGTCGACGTGGCTGAACCCACCGGGCTGGCGCGGATTACTACCGCGCTCGCCAGCGTCTTCCGGCCGCGGGCCAAGCAGCAGATCGGCAACGGCTACCTGCTGCCGCTCGGCGGCGGCATCATCCCCACCGACTGGCCGACCAATTTCTGGCAGATGGGCTACAACCCGCTGCCGGCCGGCGGCGGCGCCGTGGTCTATGCCTGCGTCGCCGCCTATGCCCAGACCACCGCGATGTGTCCCGGCACGCACTGGCGCAGCACCGGCGACGGTGGCCGCGAGCGCGTCGCTACCTCGGCACTGTCGCGCATCCTGAAACGGCCGAACAATTATCAGTCGATCTCCGACTTCCTGCTCAACCTGACCGGCGCGCTCTACGACACCGGCAACGCCTACGCGCTGGCATTGCGCAATAACCGCTACGAAGTCGCCGAGCTGCATCTGATGGATTCGCGCATCTCGGCGCCGCGGATCGCCACTAACGGCGAGGTCTTTTACAATCTCTCCGGCAATCCGATCATCGACAACAGCATCCCTCACGACGCGCTGACTGCGGTGCCGGCGCGCGACGTGCTGCATATCCGCCTCGATACCCGCAACAACCGCTACCGCGCCCTGATCGGCGAGCCGCCGCTAACCAGCGCGTTGCTCGACATCGCCGCCTCGAACGCAATGGTGCAGCAGGCGCTTTCGTACAGTCAGAACCAGTCCCGCCCGAGCGGCGTGCTGATGACCGACGAGGTTCTGGAAGAAGCCCAAACCAAGGAATTGCGGGCGCGCTGGGAGGAGGTCACCACCGGAGCCGGTGCCGGGCGCACCCCGATCCTCACGGGCGGCGTCAAATGGGAGCAGACGGCCACCACTAGCCGCGACGCGCAACTCGCCGAGATGCTCCAGATCACCGACGGCCGGATCGCCTCGGTCTACCGCATGCCGCTTGAATTGCTGTCGCTCTATACGCAGCAGGGCGCCCCGAAGGCGGCCAGCACCGAGAACCTGATGCGGTTCTGGATCGCTTCGGGCCTGGGCTTTTGCCTCAACCATATCGAGGAAGCCATCGGCGGCTTTTTCGGCCTCGCCGGCTGGCCCGACGAATATCTGGAACTCGACACCGCGGCGCTGGAGCGCAGCAATCTGAAGGACCGTATTGCGGCATTGGCGCAAGGCGTCCAGGGCGGCATTTTCTCGCCGAACGAAGCGCGTCGGCTGGAAGATCTGCCGGAAGCCGAAGACGGCGACGAGCCGCGGGTGCAGCAACAGGTCGTGCCGCTTTCGGCATGGTCTAACCCGCCGCCGGCAACCCCGGCACCGGATGCGCCGCCATCCTCGCCGCCGAGCGATGCCGCCGAGGCGTCACCGTCATCACCCGCCGGGAACCTCCCGAATGCTAATGCAGACACCAGCCTCAACATCCGGCGAGCCGCCGACCGATATGCCCGACACGCTGCTTGACGGCTGGACGGACGCACTCGGCCAGGCGCTCGCGATCGAGCGTCGGGAGTGGCAACGGGAGCGCGACCTCGCCACGATCGAGCACCGCCGCATCGTAGCTGAACTCCAGGCCGAGATTGCCAGCTTCAAGCTGGACCTGCACCTCTTGGTTCATGAAAAGCTCGCCGCGGTGCAGGATGGCCCGCCGGGGCCGCAGGGCGAGGCTGGAGAGCGTGGAGAGCCCGGCGAGGCCATCACAGGCCCACCCGGCGAACAGGGCATTCAGGGGCCGCCTGGTGAGCCCGGACCGCCGGGGCCGGTTCCCTATGTCGGCGAAGTCCGCGGCCTCTACGATGCGGCCCGCCTCTATCGCGTGTTCGATCTGGTTTCCTGGCACGGCTCGGAGTGGCGCGCGCGGCACGACGATCCCGGCCCGCTGCCCGGCGACGGCTGGGCATTGTCCGGCCAGGCCGGCTCGCGCGGCAAGGCCGGCGATCGAGGCGAGCGCGGCCCGTCCGGCCCAGCCGGCGCTACTATCGTGGATTGGGCGATCGAGGATTATCGCGCCGCGCCGATCATGAGCGACGGCACCACGGGCGCGGTGCTGGATGTGCGCAATTTCTTTGAACTTTACTACGGCGAGAGCACGGGCCGGCGATGAGGCCGCTGTTCAGTCAGATATCCACACCCGCCACCGACCGCACCCTCGTCAGCCTCGACGACCTGCGCGAGCAATTGCGGGTACGGGCGGGCGATACCGCCAACGACGCGTGGCTCACCAAGGTGATCGACCGCACCTCGCGGCAGGCCGAACGCTACTGCAACCGCATCTTTGTGATGCAGACCTATCTCGACACCTTCCGCGGCGGCAGCGGCGGCACCAACAGCGAGCCGCTGATCCTGTCGCAAGCTCCGGTCGACCCGGCCTCGATCGTCGTTACCCTCGACGGCACCGCACTGACTGCCGCGGACCTCGGCCTCGATCAATACGCCGGCCTGCTCTACCGGCTCACCGAGCCCATGCACTGGCAGAGCACGACTTCGCTAATGGTGTCCTATAGCGCCGGGTTCGATCCGGTGCCGTTCGATGTGCAACAGGCGGTGCTCGACCTTTGCACGATGGACAACGCCGCTCGCGGGCGCGACCCGATGCTGCGCGCCACCGAATCGCCCGGCCTCGGCCGTCAGGAATTTTGGGTCGGCGGCGTTCCCGGCGGCAGCATGATCCCGCAAGACATCGCCTCGTTGCTCAACCCGTATCGCCGCGGGCTCGTCGGATGAGCGGCCTCGTCAATCTTACGATCGACTCATCCAGCATCACAAAATTCGCAGTTCACTTCGATGAGATCACGCCCGCACTGCAACGCAAATTGCGCGACGCGATCAGCCGGATCACCAATGAATTGCTGGCGCGGGTTAAGGCCGCCGAGCCGGTTCGCACCGGGCGGTTGCGGGCGGCGACGGTCGCGTATGTCGACGAGCGCCCGAACTTCGTGCGCGGGCGGGTTCGCATTCGCCGCACGGGCCGAGCGTCGCAATTGGGGGCGGCCTTCGGTGCGCTCGAATATGGCGGGCCGGGAAGGCGGCGCAGCGGACCCGTGAAAGTCGGCGCCTCCCGCAGAGCGGGGTTTGCGGTCGCGGCCTACCAACGGCGGCGCCCGCACATCCGGGCGAGGCGATTCTTGCGTGGTCCGGCCGCCGCTATGCGCCCGGCGATTAAGGCGCAGCTTGCGTTGGCTATAGGGCAAGCGGTCAACGAGTTCGATTTTAGTACCGTAAAGTAATGCGATGAATCGCGAACTGATCATGACGGCGCTGTTTAACAAACTGACCGGGCCGCCTCTGCTTTTTAGCTTCACCGCCGATACCACGACGGGCGAGGTGACGCTCACCAACGTCAGCGATGCGACCGGACTGATGGTCGGCATGCCGGTTGCTGGCGACGGCTTGCCGGCCGACGCGACGATCGCCGGCATCACGCCGGCCGTCACGATATCATTACCAGCGATTGCCGACCGTACCGCATCGCCACTCACCCAGGGATTTCAGACTGCGGCGCGGCGCCTACGTGACCCTAGTGCCGAGCAGGACATGCCGGCGCTCTATCTGCTGGAGCTCGGCGAGTTGCACCCACACCGCGAGTCTTCAAACGCACCGGCCATGATCGAGCTTAATTGCGAGGCCTGGATCTACACCAAAGTCGGCGCCACCGAGAGCGCAGTACCGGCAGCAACTCTAAATGCGCTAGTCGACGGGGTAGAGCGGGCGCTTTACCCAACGCCGACCGGCTACCGTCAAAACCTCGGCCTCCGCGGGGTCCTCTATTGCCGGATCGAGGGCGAGGTCCAGAAAGACCCCGGTCATAACGGCCAAATCGCCAGCGTCACCATCCCGCTGCGCATCGTCGTCGCACAAAACGAAGACACTATCCCCAGAACAAACTAGCACGAGGCAATCATGGCCGACCTAGAAATCGAACCGCAGGTGGTAACACCCGGCACGTTTAATGTCCTGGCGCAGAACGAGATTTTCGCGAAAGTCAAGTTTGTCGGCGCCAACGTACAAGGCCCGCAGCTAACGATGGAATTGCTGCACGTCATGTTCCGCCCGGCAAGCAACGGCATCGGCATGATCCAGCAGGACGAATGGGGGCAATTACAGGTGACCGGCGAGGTGCTCACCGATGCCACCGGCATTTTCGGCACCATCGTGCATCCCGACAAGACCCTGGTTAGTCCGCTGGTGTCGCAATACTACAACGGCAAGGGCATCGTCTCGGTGCAGGTCACCTCGGGACTGACGCCGGATGTGGCCTATGTCGACATCGGCAATGTCCCGGTGTTTGAATTCACCCCGGCAATCAACACCCTGGCTCATTTCTCTTCGCGGCTCGGCGTGCGGAGCAAGGATCTAGAAATTATCACCGAGAAATCCGCCACGCTCGCGATGACGATGGAGGAATGGACCTATCGTAACTTGTTGATGGCGTTCCTCGGCACCTGATTACCCCGATGGTATCGCTCGTCGACATCGTCCCGCAGACCCGCACCGTGACCATTGCCGGCGGCGACATCGAGCTGCG